AAATTGAATATGGAAAAAATTTAAGTTTTTCTCATTATATACATTATACTAATAATTCTTATTCATATAGATATTTTATATATAGAAATACACAAAGTGTAATAGATTTAAATTTAGGATATTCAATTAATGAATTTAAACCTATTAATATACCACTTGAAAATGTACAACCAAATGACAATTTAAATATCAGATTTTTTAATTTTGGAGAAAACGAACAAATAATTTATTTAGCAGACAATGTCGCGATTTATGGGAATAAATCAATTAATGAAAATATTGGATATAATAAAAAAGTTTTACCAAAAAATATAATTCCATCATTTGAAACTAATAAAATAGGAGTAGGATTTGGAGATAGTATAATGGAAGGATTTGGAGTTTTAACTCCTAATAAATTACCAACAGAAGACTGTATATCAGTAATGTCAAAATATTTAAATACTCCAATATATAATGGTGGTATTGGTGGTGCAAAGTTAAGTAGTGGAAATTGTTCTTTTGTTGAAATTGTTGATAGTTTAATTAGTGGAAATTGGACAAATTTTGATACTAATTTAAATGAATTAATTAATAATAATGCAAATATGACATCAGCTATAATACAATATAATAAAATAAAATCATTAGATTTTTCAAAAGTTGATTTTCTTGCAATAGCTTATGGAACAAATGACTGGACCGCTGGTAGACGATTAGAAAATATAGATAATCCAATGGATAAATACACAATTTGTGGAGCTTTAAGATATTGTGTTTCAAATTTATTAACAAAATATCCTCAATTAAAATTATATGTATTTACTCCTTGTTATCGTGACCATTTAGGAACTAACCAAGATGAAACAAGTGATACTTTTATAAATCCAACATCAAATTTAAAATTAACAGACGTATGTGATGGTATTGAAAATACTTGTAAAGAATTACATATTCCTTGTAAAAATATGTATTATGATAGCAATTTAAACAAGTACACAAGAAATGAATATTTAAGTGATTATGTGCATAGAAATGCAAAAGGATATGAATTAATGGGGAAACAATATGCAAAATTCGTTGATAGTAATTAAAAGAAGAGGGAATTTTCCCTCTTTTTATATTATTGCATTATCAAGATTATAATTTCCTAAATTTGTATGATTATGCCATATAGTAACACCACGTCTACAAGCATTATTTATAATATCCATATATTTACTTGGTACTTCTCCGTATCCTATTTCTTCACTAGCGCCAATTTCTACATAGTTCCAATATCTACGACCAGTAATATTAGGTAATTCCAAACTTTTTATGGTATAACCAAATCGTGTAAAGTAATCGTCTATTATTTTTAAATATTCTGTTTTTGCTCTTAAATGATGTATAGCAAAAATATTTTGTCTTGACGCAAAATTTACATCTCCATTATTATTACCACCAGTAATAGAAGGTAATAAACTAGCTTGATAAAATTGTCCTATTGTACCAGCTATTGTTCCTGCTATTGATAAAACACCACTAGCTACATTTCCAGTTGCTAGTGATACACCAGCACTTGCAGTAGATAATAATAAATTTGTCGCAATATTAACTCCGTTCTGTGTTAGCCAATTTGTGAATGCGTCACTAGACCAAGAGCAAGTAGGAAATTTCGAAAGTGGTAAAGCTTCGTCGTAATTTCTATCTATATTTTTATATCCTCTTGGTATTAAACGTATAGAAGCACCAATAGAGATAGCGCACTCTAATTCAACTAATGGGTTTTCTGCTATTTGATTATTTAATATAAAATCTTCATATTTATATATATTATAATTTCCTACATTATTACTAATTAACATATAGTTATATGGATATACAAAACACTTATTATTTTTAGGAGTATAATCGTTATAATTATTTATTTTGTTAAAATTATATGGTAATGTTATTGCTCTTGTACTCGAATTTAATAAATAAAAATGATAATTTCCAAATACTTGACCAGTTGTTTCATATCTTGTAGTACCTATGGCGTCAACTAAATATTTAGGTAATATATACATATTTTGTATACTATCTATTTTTTTAGCTTCGTTTACCTCTCCTAAAAAATTTGCTATATTAGGTAAACCTACACTACCTTCATAAGCTTCAAATAAAAATAACCAAGCGCCCGAAAGTGACCCGTTAATTTTTGTAACTCCAATAAAATCTTGCTTAGTTATGGGGTTATAAGTTCCTTCTATTACATAATAAAATTGGTTTCTATCTTCTTCGGTATCTATTACAGGAAAACCCTCATAACTTTCCTCTATTACTTCGCCAACGTCTAAATTTTCTGGTAATGTATGTAAACCTATTGTATCGTTGTTTACGTGTTGCCTATTTATAAAACATACTTTTTTATTCCATTTATCAAACCAAGTAGACCAAGCGTCTACTGTAAATGTTATTTCTGTGTTTTTATCTCCTTTGTATATAACGTCGTCTATCCAAGCAAAAAACCATTTGTTAGAATAGTCGGGGTTTTGAAAAGCAATATAATTTGCTTGTAAACATTGTGCATAAGTAAATCCAGCCATTATAGTTCCCGTGTTTCTTAAAAAAGAATAATTTTCGGCTTGTGCGACTAAATGTCCTTGACTTCTGCATAATTCTAACATTTGTGCTTCTGTATAGGAAAGTACGTTAGTATATTGTCTGTCAATATTTATATTTTTTACTAATATAATTTTACTATTCATTTTCTATCTCCTTATCTGAAAATCTATAACTTGTTTAAAGTCTGTACCTACCATATCGTTAGCATAAAAAATTTTGTTTTCCTTAAATGTCATAAACAAGTTACGTAGTTTTTCGTTTTTTATTGATATGTTGTATATATCTCTTTGCCAGTATCTAGATACTTTTATAACATCAGAAAATACAATAATTTTATTAGAAAATTCTTTATAATATGGACGGATAAACCATATCGGGCTTGTTTTTTCTTCCTTGTCTACTATGTATTCACATAAAAACTTGAAACTTTGATATTGAAAGCCGAAACGATATAATACATTATAATTATTATAACTTTTTGGTAAATGTGGTTGTGGGTGCGTTTCCCAAGCTCCAGTATTTATCATTTTTGCGTTAGTTCCAATAGTTCCCGAAGTTTTGCCAGTAGATAAGCAATATTCAAGTGCTATCTTAATTGGTGGGTTTCCTTCCACTACGTCGGGTATTTCTTTTACTTGTATTGTACCTTGTTTTTGTGCGCTAATTATTTGATGTAAGCCCCAGTCGTTAATATATGGGCATACTCTAGAAATTGTATTACCTACTAGCCATAATCTTACTTTTAAACGTTTTCTATCTACTGTCGCATAAAAATTCATTAGTTTATTACTTTCATTAGGTAAATAACTACTACGGCTCATAAATTCTTCAAATATAATGTCTTCTACATCTAAATAACTTGCACCGGCGTAATTTTGTTCTGTCGATAATGCTACTACATACCCTATCTTATCAAATCTTTTAGTTTTACCCGTTTCATTATCATATATCGATAAATATAAATTTTTTCTATATAATGTTATACAATTATATTTTCCTTCTGTTAATTTTGCTACGTCTACATCTTGAAAATATTGTTCTATTTTCTCGGACGTTATTTCCTCGCGTAATCTACGCATTAAAATAAATCTTTTTCCAGTTTTTAAATATTTTTCTACGGCTTTTTTGTGTTTTACTTGATAGCTTTTTCCGTTGGAACGCTCGCCGTATATCAAGTTAATTCTAGCACCGTATCGCGTCTATTTTATCTATATTATAATGGACTACTTTTTTATTCGCCATTGTTATTTTCTTCCTTTATATATAGTCTTGCTATTTGATTTTCAATTTCTTCTCTTACAGCCTTTGCCTTTTCGTCTTTTAATCTATTCGTTAGTAGTCCCGCTCTATCTACTTTTGTTTTTTTACACGCGCCCGATACTGTTATTTTTGAAAATTTTTTAATAAATTCTAAATCTTTCACTTTCTCACTCCTTATATTTTGCACGTTTACTAGAATTATCAGAAATTAAGTCGGCATAATCTAGCGCTTTACCTAGTATATATGTTGTTGGAACAATACAGCAACCGGCTTTTGTCTTCTACTATATATTCATTTCCTTGATAATCTATTATAGTACATTTTTCTTGATTTTCACAATACATTAGTAAATTTTTATTAGTATATTTAAAATCAAATATAAAATTGTCTTTAAATTCCGATAAATTTTTTAAACCTTGCGCGCCGGCTTTTAGGTACGCCAGCTACTGTAATTTCTAATATTTTTGCTTTTTTTCCTTTTATTTCTTGTACGTTTGTATCTTCTTTTATTTTTTCTTTATCTATCCATTTAGTATAAGCATATTTTTTAGCGCCTTGCGTTATAAACTCGTCGTATTGTCCGTCGTTATCGAATACACCTAATATATGGCGTTCTCCTTTACTATCTTTCGGACTAAATTTTTCATAAGGTATATCTAGTAATTTACTTACATATTTTAATTTTTGTATTACAAATTTGTTATATTTTTCTATTACTGTTTTGTCGTATCCTTCTTTTAATTTCATACTGTCAGTATCACAGTATACTACTTGTTCGTCTAGTTGTATTACATTTTTTAATAAATTAGAACGAGCGTATGCTGTAACCCAAACACCGTAAGAAAAAGATAAAAAAGCTTTTTTCTTTTCTTCATTTAATTTTGCTATTATTTCTGTGTTTTCTAATTCTCTTTCCGTCCAGTCTAATTCATTATCGTATAATACTTCGTCACGTATCATATTAGTAACGCTCATACCGTACAAGGCGTTAAATTTATTTTTTTCTTTTGCGTATTCTACTTCCATACCTTCTACATTTTTATATGCTGTTTTATTTACATACTTTTCTAAGACAAATTCTATAAATTGTTTAGGTAAATAATCGTAAACACTATAATAACTTTCTTTTATTTCGTAAGTATCATATTTATAAGTATCTAATAAAAAATAAAAGTCTACATCTGTTAGTGTAATTGTTAAACTTTCTGCTTCCATTACACGTCCGTTATCATACTTACCCTTTTTTATTTCTCTACATTTACTTTGCGAAATAAAATTATTATAATATTTACATTTTATATTTTTAAATTCTACTACTAATATATATGCAAATCTACTTAACATTTGTTTTCTATCTTTTATCATACATTTTTGAAACTCAGTAGATGGGAATTGATGTGAAACTAAAATATATGGATAAGAACTCGTAAAGTCCCAGCTTTCTATATTTTTTAATATTTCGTCAACAAATATCCAGTTAGCGTGTGTGTATCCGTCCTGAAAATGTTTCTTGTAATAAATTAAATATATGAGGGTTTATATTTATTGACTTTTTAACTTTTCTTTTATAGTCCCAGTCTTCCGATATTCTTTCTTTTAGTTCTCGCCTTACGTGTCCCGTACTTGTTAACGGTATTTTGTCAACTCTGCCGTATGTTTCTAATTCTCTTTTAATATAGTAATATATAACTAAACAGTCATACTCGCAATATCCTAATTCTTTTTCTGTTAGTTTCGTCGCTGGTGTTCTTAATAAAGTATAGTCTAAATCGCCTACTTTCTTTTCTACTGGTAACATAAATATTTTAGGTAATTGCTTTAATGCACAATTTGACATTTGATAAGTACATCTAATTTCTATGTTATAGTCTTCTAGTTCGCATTTCATAACTTTGTGTTTTTTCCTTGCTACTACGTTTTTAAATCTAAATATACTTTTTAAATATTGAAACTCAAATGCTAAATTATGTATAAATACTATTTTTTTACTATTATTATAATAATCTAGTCTCATTAGAAAACTTTTTAATTCTTCCCAAGTTCTACCGTAATATACTTCTTCGTTAATAGAAAACATCCAAGCATACATACAACTTCTAAATTCTGCTATTTTTTGTTCTTCCTCTGTTAATTCTAAATATTTTATTGCTGGTAGTATCCTACCTTGTAATATTAAATAACTTGATGTTTCTATATCTAACGAATATATAGTATTATCTACTTTTTTCCTTTCGCCTACTATGTCCCCAAAATGATACTGAAATTCTTTATAATATTTCATTACCAAAATTTTCTCCATTTATCGTTTATTTTATTTATTAAATATGAAAATTCTTTTTCATCTATTTTACCTTGTTCTCTTAAATCGTCTAAAATTCCCGCTAATTCTTCTAATTCACTTTCACTACTTGCCAAATCTATTGCACTTGTATAATTATTATATAATATTTCTACTTCATCTTGATTATTATTACCTCTATAAATATACTTGATATATATTTTACGCATAATACTTTCTATATTTCCTTTACCTTTATTATATTTTATATAACTATCCATTGTATTAGAAAATGTTTCATAATTAAATTTTTTCTCTCTTGCTTCTTCTATTATCGCTAGAACATCAGACCCGAGGTATAAAATTTGTTATTCCGTTTACTTCTTTATCGTCAAAAAAATTCGTTAATGCTTCTGCTTCCTCGTAAGATATATCCGAAACATCAGTGCTAAATCTTGTTTTTAATGTTTTAATAGCTTTTTGTTTAGCTTTTTTTATTCCTTTTTTAGTACTAATACTACTATTTAAAAATTCTTTTGTAGCTTTTATAGTTGCTTCCATTTGTGTAACTGTCATAGATTTATTGGCTTTAACACGCCCCGAAACAGACCAAGCTTGCACCGGTTCGGTTGCAAGCTTTTCTTTTAAATATTTTGTAGCCCAAGTATCCTTCCCGAAACTCGCGTTCTAACCTTACTATACGTTGGTTAGCTGTTTTACTTAACTTCTTTAATTCAATAAATAATTCTTGTTCCTCTCGGGTTAGTTCCTTCTTTTTTTTAGGCATATTTATTCTCCTTTACTACAAAATTAAAATGGTAAATCGTCTGTTGTTTCTACTTCATTTTTTGTAGTTTCTTCTTTTTTGTTATTTCCTAGTACTGGTACTGCTTTATATGTTTTACCTTTCTTTGTTTTTACTTCTGTTAGTCTTACGCTTTCTACTTCTCCGAAATAATCTACTACACTTTCTGTAAATATTTCGCTACCACTAGATACTAAGCCGTATTCTTCGGTATCAAAATAGTTTATATCAAATTCTTTTTCGTCTGTTACAATATGACATTTTGCAAATCCTGTTATTTTAACTTCTACTCCTACTATCTCAGATAATTTAATAGCTGTTAAATCTCCTTTTTTTGCCATTTTTTCGAATAATGCGTTGTCGCAAGTTCCTTTCTTTTCGTTTACTGTTACTTCATACTTTCTTGTTTCCATTTTATTTCCTCTTTTCTTGCTATAGGTTGCAAACCATAATATTTAGTTTTAAGATTAACTATAACTGGCGTTTTGTCTAGCACGGTTCGTCGCCTTAACCAAAATACTATATACGTATTAGTATGTTTCCCAACCTCTTACAACCCTTCGAAAGATAATATAAACAAAAA